CATGGATACGCCCAACCAATCCGGCGGCGTGCAGCTGGACGAGCACGGCGCGCCGCTGGCCTACCACATTCTGCGCGGCCACCCCGGCGACCTGCGCGCCATCTCGCGCGAGTGGGACGTGGTGCCGGCGTTCGGCGCCAGCACCGGCCGCCGCCAGGTGCTGCACCATTTCGACCGCCGCCGCCCCGGGCAAACGCGCGGTGTTCCGTACCTGGCGCCGGTCATCGAAGCGCTCAAGCAAATCGCCGACTACACCGAGGCCGAGCTGATGGCCGCCGTGGTGTCCGGCATGTTCACGGTGTTCATCAAGAACGAGGATGGCGAAGCCAACCTCAGCGCCATGGTGCCGACCAGCGAAACCGGCGGCAGCAGTAGCGACGAGGACTACAAACTCGCCAACGGCGCCATCGTCGGCCTGGCGCACGGCGAGAGCATCGAAACCGCCAACCCCGGCCGGCCGAACGCGGCGTTCGACCCGTTTGTCACCGCCATCCTGCGCCAGATCGGCGTGGCGCTGGAGATTCCCTACGAACTGCTGGTCAAGCATTTTCAGTCCAGCTACTCGGCGGCGCGCGGGGCCATGCTCGAGGCGTGGCGCTTTTTCAAAATGCGCCGCAGCTGGCTGGTGGGCACGTTCAACCAGCCGGTGTACGAGGCTTTCCTGTACGAAATGGTGGCGCGCGGCGCGCTGTCGGCGCCCGGGTTTCTGGACGACCCGCTGGTGCGCCACGCCTATTGCGGCGCCATCTGGACCGGCCGCCCCATGGGCCACATGCAGCCGCTGCAGGAAGCCAACGCCATCCAGGCGCGCATCGACGCCGGCATCAGCAACCGCGACATCGAAACCGCCGAATACAACGGCAACGACTGGGAGGACGTGCACCAGCAGGCCGCCAGGGAACAGAAGATGCGCAAGGCCGACGGGCTGGAGCAGTTGCCGGCACCGGCACCGTTCGGCGCGCCGGCGAAACCGCCCGCGCCGGATGCGGCCCCTGCGGAGGACGACGAAGCCGACCCGGAAAAAGACGGCACGAACGACGACGCGGCAGACGACGAAACAAACGATGCGCCCGCCGAGCCGGCGCGCGGCGTGAACGCCAAGGGGAAAACGAAACCATGAGAGTAATCGACGTCCTATCCAGCCCCTGGGCCATCGTGCCGTCGAAGCTTCTGGAGATTCAGGCCATCTACGCCACCCACCTGCGCGGCGAAAAGATCGACCTCAAGGGCATCGAGGCCAAGATCGGCCAGCCGCTGCAGAACGAGCCGCAAGGCTACGAGGTGCAGGACGGCGTGGCGATCATCCCGGTGGACGGGGTGATCAGCAAGCGCATGAACTTGTTTACCAGGATCAGCGGCGGCGCTTCCACCGAGCTCATCGGCCGAGACATCCGCGCGGCCCTGGCGGATCCGGCGGTGCACGCGCTCATCCTGCGCGTGGATTCGCCGGGCGGCACCGTGGACGGCACGCAGGAACTGGCGCAGCTGGTGTATGGCGCGCGCGGCAGCAAGCCCATCGCCACCTACGTGGACGGCATGATGGCCTCGGCCGCGTACTGGATCGGTTCGGCCGCCGACAAGGCCTGGATCGGCACCGACACCACCGCCGTCGGCAGTATCGGCGTGGTAGCCAGCCACACCGACTACTCGCGCTACGAAGAAAACATGGGCATCAAGACCACCGAGATCTACGCCGGCAAGTACAAGCGCATCGCCTCCGAGCACCAGCCGCTCACCGAGGATGGCCGCCAGTACATTCAGGACATGGTGGATTATCTCTATTCCGTGTTCGTGGCCGATGTCGCCAAACAGCGCGGCACCGACACCGAGACGGTACTCAAGAACATGGCCGATGGACGCATCTTCACCGGCCAGCAGGCGGTGAGCGCGGGACTGGTGGACGGTGTTTCCACCCTGGACCAGCTCATTGCCGACCTGGGTGCCTCGCGCGCCGCCGAGCAGCAACGCCGGTCGGCGCTGCACGCGCTCAACGCCCAACTCAGAAACCCGGCGCCGGTGCGCGCCTGAACCCATAACTTACGAGGAAACCATCATGAATATCGCAGAATTCAAAAAGGAATACCCCGATCTCGCCGCGGCGCTGACGGAAGAAGGCCGCGCGGCCGGCATCGCCGAAGGCGCCGACAAGGCCAAGGCCGAAGGCCACAAGGCCGGTGCCGACGCCGAGCGCGCCCGCATCCAGTCCGTGCTCGGCCAGTCCATGCCCGGCCACGAGGCGCTGGTGCAGACCCTGGCGTTCGACGGCAAGACCACGGCCGCCGAGGCGGCGGTGCAGATTCTGGCCGCCGAGAAGGCCAAGCGCGGCAACGTGCTCGGCGCGCTCAAGACCGAAGGCGCGCAACTGGCCGCGGTGCCGGCCGGTTCGCAGGCCGACCCGGGCGCGGCGGATGCTGCGGCCGGCGACGACAGCCGCCTGCCGATCGAGGAACGCTGCAAGGCCATGTGGGACAAGTCCCCGGCCATTCGCGGCGAGTTCGCCACGCTCGAGAGCTACACCGCCTACGAAAAGGCCGTGGCCGCCGGGCGCGTCAAGGTGCTCGGCAGCAAGCGCAGCGCCTAACCCAACCACGGCACTGCCCGCCGTGCGGGCGGTATCTGAAACCAATCTGAGGAAAATAACATGACGACTCTTGCAGCCAACTCCCCCCGCGCCTACGAGGGCGGCAGCCGCAACGAAATCCCGGTGATCGCGGCCGACATCATCTACGAGGGCGCCGCCGTCGGCGTCGTGGATGGCACCGGCCATGCCCAGCCGCTCACGGCGAGCGATCGCTTCGCCGGCTTTGCCGAGGCCAAGGCCGACAACTCGGCCGGTGCCGCGGCCGCCATCAACGTGCGCGTGGTCGAATCCGGCAAAATCCAGCTGTCCGTGACCGGTGCGGTGATCACCGACGTGGGCCAGCCGGTGTATGCCACCGACGACGATACCTTCGCCTTCACCCCGGTGGGCGGCGTGTTCATCGGCTTCGTGCACCGGTTCGTGAGTTCCGGCGTGGTGGTGGTGGCGTTCGACGCGCTCAACTACCAGGACCCGTGGGCGCACAAGACCGTGCGCGAGGCGCTGACCGGCACCAAGACCTTCGACGCGCAGGATTCCGGCAAGCTGTTCTGCGTGACCGACGCCGGTGACGGCGACGCCCTCACGTTGCCGGCGATCGCCGACGGCCTGAGCGGCATCACCATCATGGCGGTGGGCGCGTTCGGCACCACGCAGGTCAAGATCGACCCGGCGGCGGCGGACATGATCCTCGGCCCGGACATCACCGGTGCCGACAATAAGGATCTGCTGCTGACCAAGGCCACGCAGCGGCGCGGCGATTTCGTGTCGCTCGATTTCGGCGACGCGGATGGTTACGTGGTCACCGAAATGCGCGGCACCTGGGCACGCGAAGCCTAAGCCTAATCCTGACGGCCCGGATGCCGGGCCGTCATCACCAAACATTCAGAGGACAAAAACATGGACCAGAGCATTCTCAGCAGCCGCGCCATCATGGGCATGTACTTCGCCCGGCAGGAAGTGGACCCCGGCATCGCGTTTCTCGACGGGGTTTCCAACCTGTTCAGTTCCGACCAGGCGAGCGAAACCTACAACTTCCTCGGCCAGTCGCCGGCCATGCGCGTGTGGGTCGGCGGCCGTCAGGCCAAGGGCTTCTCGGGCGACGGCATCACCATCGTCAACACCCACTACGAGGCCACCATCGAGGTCGCCAAGAAAGACGCGCGCCGCGACAAGACCCCGCAGATCCAGGCGCGCATCGCCGAGTTCTACGACCGCGCGGCCTCGCACTGGACCAGCCTGCTGTCCACGCTGCTGCTGAACGCGCCGAGCACCGCCTGCTACGACGGCCAGTATTTCTTCGATACCGACCACAGCGAAGGCGACAGCGGCACGCAGGACAACGACATCACGGTGGACATCTCGGCCCTGCCGGCCGCGGTGCACGGCGTGGTGACCGCACCGAGCGTGGAGGAAATGCAGCAGTCCATCCTCAAAGGCATCGCGCAAATCCTGTCGTTCAAGGACGACCGCGGCGAGCCGATGAACGAGAACGCGCGGCGCTTCATGGTGGTGGTGCC